TTTACTAGTTTCATAACTAGGTAATAAAAAAACTGATGTAAAAAATTCAGTTAAAAAATCTTGGAATTCTTTTGAAAAATTATATATTATACCATAATCTAATAATGCTATTTTATAATCATAATATTCTTCGATAATATTATTTTCATTATCTTTAACATTCTTTTGTTTCATATTTGTAAAAGGTAGAATTTTGAATGTTTTTTGGTTTTCTTTTAAATTTTTTATAAATAATATATTTCCAGGATGTAAATCACCGTGACATACACCATATTTAAAGCAACTAATAAAAGCATATTTTATTATTAGTTTAGCGTAAATATTATAATCATTTGTAATTAATTCATTAATTTTTATTCCATTAATATAATCCATTAATATAATATTATTAAACTCTTCTGTAACTTCTTCATAATATCTAGGAATAATAATATAATCTAAAATTTTACATGAATTTAGAATAACTTTATTTGAATTTACTTCCTCTTTAAAATCTAATTGTTTTTTTAATATATCAATATTTTTTTCAAATGAATTAATTAAATCAAAACTATGATAATTATAGAAATAATTAATTAAACTTAATATAAATCTTATATTATTAATACCTTTATTAATTTTCTCTTCAATATTATTACGTTTAATTTTTATAATATATGGTTTATTCATTTCTAAATTAGAATTAACTATATTTTGTGTTTTTTTATAACATTTATAAATTAATGATATAATTCCTGAATTAATAGGTTTATCATAACTATCTTCTAATTCTAATCCATAATATTGTAAAAACTTATCTAATTCTTTAATATTTAATGAATTATTATCATATGGTACATTATTTGTAAATTCTAATAAATTATATCCTAATTCATTATTTACACAATTATCATTAATTGCTAATATTTGAAATATTTTTGCGTATAAAATATTAAAATTGTATAATTTTTTACATAATATTATATAATAATTATTGATTTCAATAAAACCTAAGTAATATATTAAGTTATAATAAATAAATATACAAAATAATAAAAATAAATTAAATATTTCTATAATATAATTAAAATAATTTACCATAAATTAAATTATATTATTATAACTAGTAATATAATTTAATTTTTAATTTTATACTTATATATTATAATTTAATATACCGTGATGTAATAAAGTAATTATTAGTTCTTTATATTACAATAAAGTAATTATTATAATATAAAGAACTAATAATATTAGTAATTTATTTAAGCACTTGAATATGGATTTTTATTGTATATTATGTAATAAATATTTCTTTTATAAACGTGATTTATTACGTCATAATGAAGTTTATCATTCAACTATCAAAACGACTGAAAATGTCCGAAAATGTAAATATTCACAGGCATAAATCACAATATTATAAATCTCTATACATAGCTAATGCCTTTTTCCGTTGTTCTTCAAATATACAAATAGGTTTAAAATAACCAATATTCTTAAAATTTTCCCATTCTTCATACCATTTAAATATTACTTTATTAGGTAATTCACTTAATTCAGGCACCCAAGTTTTTATATAAGAACATTCTGGGTCATTTAATTCTGCTTGTCTCCACGGATTATAAATACGAAAATATGGTTGTCCGTCACCACCAATTCCAGCCTGTCCTTGCCAACTTGCGTTATTTGTAGCAGGGTCATAATCAGTCAATTTCTGGGCAAAATATTTCTCTCCATCACGCCAATCAATCAATAATGTTTTAATAAGAAAACTACTTACTAATAAGCGTGCTCTATTATGCATATATCCTGATTGATTAAGTTGTCTCATACCAGCATCTATTATAGGAAATCCAGTTTCACCAGCACACCATTTAGCAAACCATATTTTATTATTATTCCATTTAATTTTATTATATTTCTCTACAAGTGCGTGACCTAATACATTAGGATGGTCCCACATAATATTAGCAAAAAAATCACGCCAATATATTTGTCTAATTAGCGATTTTTTTCCTACTAATTCATAATATACTTCACGTATTGATATACAACCGAATTTTATTGAAGCACTTAAATGTGATGTTTCATAATCAAGCTTATTATGTGTTGCTTCATAGTTTTTAAGTGTTTTTTTAGCGTGTTTTAATAATGCTAATGCATTTGACCGACCACCATGTACCATAATATTTGGGTTTGGTTTTGTAAATTTTAATTGGGCTTGTTGTAGAGAAATTTTTAATGACGTCATCTTAGATAAATTATTTGAATTTTCACAGAGTTTAAGTTTAGTAGTTTTTATTGGTTTAGTTATGTGATGTTTTAGAGCATTATTATAATATGGTGTAAATTTTACATATCCTTTTCCTGAACCTGTTTTTAAAGCACCAATAGGATTTAAATAATAATCATGTATTAATTGAAATTCAACATCATTTTCAGAACATAATTTAGCAATTTGTTCGTCACGTTCATGTGCATATGGTGTAATATCTAATGCACACGTAACAATATTAATATTAAATGCTTTAATAAAATCTTGAATAACCTTATTATTATGTCCGTAAAATGTGTATAATTTACCACCTTGTCTATTAATTTCACTTGCTAATTCTTGAAGACTTTCAATCATAAATTGAATAGCATTATTAGATTTGTAGTTATTAGATTTTCCAACTTGCTCTGGTGTAAAAATAAAAATAGTATATATATTTTTACAATGTTTTGAGAGAAAATTAAGACCATTATTATCTATTAAACGTAAATCACGTCTAAAAATATATAAACCATTTTCGTAAACAGGTGATTTAGAGTTAGAGTTATTAGAACTATTATAATTCTTTGAATTATTAGTAACTAATTTACCACCATGATATCCAAAATCTTCACTGTAATAATTAAATTGAGGACCTAAATTATCAATATTAAAGTTATCTTCTTTTATCATATTAAAATGTATTGTTATTATAATTATAATAATTAGTTTTTATTATAATTATTATTTTTATTATTTTCATTATTTTTATTATTTTTATTATTTTTATTATTTTACATATTACAAAAAATAAATAAATCATATTCAAAATAATAAATTAAATAAATTTAATTTTTATCAAAATATGTAAGTTGTTTAAGACTACCCCAAAATTCTTCTTGTTTTTTCAGTGCTTTTTCACTTTGTTGTGCGAAATAATATGCTAATGCAACTGCTTCTTCATCACTCTTTTTATTTTCAAAGTATAATTTATTCATAGATTCTTCTTTATTTAATGGGTCTAATACAACTGAACGTTCATTTTTAAGTTCATTAACATCTTTATATTTATATATTTTTGAATAGTCATCTTCAGTAACAGGAATTATTGACTCAACATATGCTTGTTTAAGGTCACTATAATCTAAACCATTATTAAACATAGAATTAGAGTTAAAATTTGTGTTATAATCTATTAGTGCAGTACCATAACAAGAAGAAGTAATATTATTATCATAACCTTTATATGGTGTTAATTGTTGCATATTCTTTTTTAATTTATTAAAATGGTCGTCCATTGATGTTTTAGAGAGATTTTGTGGTGTAAAAATTATATCTTCATCAGATTTTAACCAATCATTATAACCATTATCATTCGGTTCATCTAATTTATGTTTTTCAAATTGCTGATTAAACCATTCATTAAAATTAGCACTTTTTTTCAAATTTTTATTTGATTCAAATAAATTATCTAAAATAACTTTATTTGAATTATCACAAAATTCATTTGTTTCATTTATTTGATTTGTTTGATTTGTTTGATTTGTTTCATTAAATAAATTAATTTTATTTTTTTGTACTCCAACTAATATTTTAACATTATTATTATTTAAATTATTATTGTAATCTACATTATTATTGTTAATATTACTAGAATTATTAGTATTATTAGTATTATTAGTATTATTTGAATAATTACTATTATTAGAATTATTATTTATTGTGCTATTAGTTTTTGTATTTGCTTTATTAATAGCATTTTGAAATTCAGCTATTGAATATAGTTTTTCATATCCCTTTTTATAAAAAATAAAATATTCAGGTTGTAGATGTGATTTATCAGGATGCATTTGAAGAACTATTTTTTTTGCGTGTTTTAGCCTTTCTTCATTTAAATAGTCATTTGGGTCTAATTGAAATAAACCAAATAATTCTTTTTGTGAATAATTATCAATATTTAAATCAATAGACTTTATTTCTCGTTGTTTAAATTCAATATTATTAGTATTTAAATTATTATTATGTTTCCTAAATTCAAATGGGTCAGCATTATTAAAAGGGTCTTCTTTATATTCATTATTAGATTTATTAATTTTAATACCACTTTTAGTACATTTAGTCATTGAATTGTTATATTTTTTATTATCATTCAATATTGTAGTAATAATATTTCTACTATTTCTATTATTATTATTATCAATATTCATAATATTATTATTATTACAAATATTTAATATAAAAAATTTTTTTTATTATAATAATTAAATAAAAACAAAAAATTAAATAAAAACAAAAAATTAAATAAAAACAAAAAATTAAATAAAAACAAAAAATTAAATAAAAACAAAAAATTAAATAAAAACAAAAAATTAAATAAAAACAAAAAAATTAAACTATTATGTGTGGAATAATAGCTTGTTTAAAAGTTGAAAATAATTTATTAATTGATGTAAAAGATGTTTTAATAAATGGTCTAACACAATTACAGAATAGAGGTTATGATTCCGCTGGAATAGTATTATTAGAAAATAATGAATTTATTATAAATAAATATGCTTCATCATCTAATGAAGATGCATTAATTAAATTAAGTAATTCATTAAAAAATACAACTTATAATTATCAATTAGGTATAGCACATAATAGATGGGCTACTCATGGAATGGTAAATGATTTAAACGCACATCCTCATATTTCTAACAATAAAAAAATTGTTTTAGTACATAATGGAATTATTGAAAATTATTCTGTATTAAAAGAATTTTTAATATCTAAAAATTATAAATTTTATTCACAAACAGATAGTGAAGTTATTGTAAATTTATTAGAATATAATTTAATTCAATTACAAAAACAAAATGAACTAGAATTTGAATTATTTGAAGAAGTAATAAAAAAAACATTAAATCAATTAACTGGAACTTATGGTCTTGTAATAGCAAATAATAATGAACCAACCACATTATATTGTATAAGAAATGGTTCACCATTATTAATAGGTAAAAATTCAGATTATGTAATTATTTCATCTGAATTAAGTGGATTTAATAATTTAATAAAAAATTATATTACTTTAAATAATAATGATTTATGTAAAATAATAATTAATACTAATACAAATATAAACCCTAATAATCAAAAATTAGAAATAATCACATCACATAATTATAATTTTAAAACAAATTTACAAGAAATAAATGAACTATCTTGTTTTCCATATAATCACTGGACTTTAAAAGAAATTAAAGAACAACCAATAACAATATTAAATGCGTTAAATAATGGAGGTCGTATAAAAAATCAAAGCGAAGTAAAATTAGGAGGTTTAGAAAAATTTCAAGATTTATTAAAATCTATTAATAATATTATATTATTAGGTTGTGGTAGTTCGTATTATGCAGGATGTTATATTTTATATTTTTTTAAAACATTAACAAATCTCTATAATGTACAATGTATTGATGCATCTGAATTTGAGAGTTATTTATTACCTAAAAATGGTAAAACCGCATTTATAATTATCTCTCAATCAGGTGAAACAAAAGACCTTTATAATTGTGTTGAATATGCCAAAAATAATAATATAATTACGATTGGCATAGTAAATGTAGTGGACTCATTAATAGCTCGTGAAGTAGATTGTGGTATTTATTGTAATGCTGGTCGTGAAGTGGGTGTAGCATCTACAAAATCATTTATAAGTCAGATAACCTGTTTATTATTGAGTTCATTAATGTTCTCTCAAATTCATAATGTTTCACTAAATAAAAGAATTAAAATAATAAGTGAATTACATAATTTACAAGCATATTTTTATGAACTTTTAAATAATCAATCATTAGAAAATAAAATAAAATGTTACTCAGAAAAATTAATTAGATGTAATTCTTCAAGTATGTTTATATTAGGAAAAGGGTGTGATGTTATTATTGCTAATGAAGGAGCTTTAAAAATAAAAGAATTATCAGGACTACATGCAGAAAGTTATTCTTCAAGTTCATTAAAACATGGACCATTTGCGTTATTACATAATGAATTTCCAGTTATTTTATTAAATTTAGATAGTAGTCAACATATAAAAGTAATGAATAATTACCAAGAATTAAAATCACGAAGTTCTAATATTTTATTAATTACTTATGATGAAGAAAGTTATAAAGAAGAAACTTTAAATAAAAATTATTCAAATATTATTATTGATAATAATAATAATAATAATATAATAACAATACCTAAAAATAAATTTGGTTCATTAGGAGGATTAATAATATTACAATATATAGCATATTATTTAGCAATTTTAAAAGGATTAAATCCTGATAAACCAAGAAATCTCGCCAAAGTTGTTACTGTAGATTAAAAATATATATATATAAATATCTAAATATCAAATATCTAATATCTAATATCTAAATATCTAAATATCTAAATATCTAAATATCTAAATATCTAATATCTAATATCTAAATATCTAATATCTAATATCTAAATATCTAATATCAAAATATCTAAATATCTAAATATCTAAACTTACAGTATTTGATGCTGATTTTTTTCGGCGTCCACTCTTTTTAGGTATTGAACCATTTTGTAATTCTTTTAAATCATTAATACTTATTGTGCTATTATCTGCTGATCGGTCATAATTTTTCTCTCCATCATTAACATTAGGTTGTTGTATATTAATTGTTTTAGTTTTAAGTCCAGAGAGAATACTAGAAATATCACCTGGTCCTTTCATTTCAGGTCGTATTTCATCTGTTTTTCTAAATTGTGTTCGCTCATTATTAATAGGTATTTCTTCACGCATAGGACGTGAATTTATTATTTTAGTCTTTTGTGTAGATGATATTTCATTTTCACGTAGTGACATTCCATCAACAAAACTAGATTTTCCTAATGGTGCAGAACGTGAATAATCATTATTTCCAGGTCGTCCTTGTGGAGGTGGTATTCCAAATGGACCTTGTGTTGCTATTGGTGGAGGTGGTCCACGTGAAAATGGAACTTGTGGTTCAGGATTAACAATATTATTCATAAAACCAGTAAATCCAGGATTAGATTGTCCCATAGAATTCATTACCGCACTTTGAAATGAACGCATTAAGTCAGGATTTTGACGGAATATATCATCCATTCCAGGTGTAGCAGATTTAAACATAGTATTTGTCATATGTACCATCATCGCACTACCAGCTAATTGAAATAATAATTTAACTTCAGGCGCGAGTGATGCCTTAGATTTATATTTTTCGTGTAATTCGGAAAAAATATCATCATAATCATTAATATTTTCTTGAATTTGATCGGACCAACCATCTAATTTTACATCAAAAGGGTCAAATTTATTATTTAAGAATTCAATACCATTAATAATTGACATTAACATATTCCCTTGAAATTTGATAGAATTTTCTTTTTTACGCTCATCCATAATAGTTTCATATTCACCTATCATTTCTTGTAATGATGAGTCCATGCTATATTTTTTGGATAATTCAACACCTTTCTTTTCAAGTGCTTCTAATTTCCTTAAGTATTTAAATTTTTCTTTTAACATTTCTTCTCTCGACAATTTAGGTTCATTAGATAATACTTTATCTGGATTAATAGGAATATTATTAAATTTAGCATAACCATCCCACGTTTTAGATGAACCACCTGTTTGTGATGTAGATTTACCTAGACCAAATCCTTCGTCATTATTATAATTATTACTACTACTATAATTATCATCAATAATTATATTAATAGGATTTGTATCAAATTTTACACTAGATTGGCTATTAGAATTTGAACCAAATAAATCAGATTTATTATTAAAATTACTAGAAGATGCAGAAAAATTCATAGTATCATCAGTCAAGTCATTTAGTTCACTTTCTAGTTTAGCCAAGTCATCTAATCCAATATCACTAACAGGCTGACTATTTTCCTTTACTTTTTCATTCATTAATAATTCCAATCCTCCACCAAAATTAGAAGATTGTTTTAAGTTAAAATCATTATTTAACTCTAAATTTTGTTCAAATTCTATAGGATTTATTTCCATATTATTATTATTATTAATTAGAACATATAATTTTAAGTATTACGAATAAATTAAATATTAAGTATTACAAATAAAATTACATCGACCAAAAAGAAAAATGAGACAAAATAAATAAAACAACTTAAATACAATGTATTATAATACAATAACGGAGGAGAACCTATATTTTTTGCTATGCCTTTTCAAGCATTAGGGTAAAAAGTTTAGTGGTTTAAAAATAAAAATCTCTTGGGATGTTCCCTTAATAATTTATATTGTTTTGCTACTGATAATTTGTAAAACATAAAATATTTTTAGTAGGATTTCAATTCCAAATATTCTAAAAATATGTAGATTGTTATTGTATAACAAAAGTTTCCAACCGAACTATTCTGTCAAATGGAAACAAGCCTTTCAAAGGTGCTTTTATATCATTATTAAGAAATTTGTCTCATTTTTCTTTTTGGTCGGTGTAATTTTAAGTATTATGAATAAATTAAATATTAAGTATTACGAATAAATTAAATATTAAGTATTACGAATAAAATTAAAATACGCATTGCTCTAAATATTAGGAATAAAAATATGAATAAAAAATATTATAAATTAAAATACTTTTGAGAAATAAAGAGAAGTTATCTAAAATTATAAAAATATAAATTACTATAAATCAATATAACTAATTAGGTTTCATTAGGTTTCATTCTTAAATTTATTTATCCACCAATAACCCTGTAAAAATGCGTCACTTAAATCATCTTTCTTTTTATGACTATTAAAAAAATCAAAATAATTATTAAATCTTGGTTCAATTAATAATAATTCTAAACATTTTTTAATACTTAATTTTTTACGGTCAATATATTTTAATTTCTCTTCATTAGTAATACCTAAATCTTTTAATTTATTTGAAGCATTAATAAATTCAACTTTTTTTACATTAAATTTAGACATAATAAAATATTGTAATAACATTCCTTGAATTGTCTTCATACGAACAGCTAATGGTCCTATTTGATTTTCTATGATTACATTATCAATTACATCAATATCTTTTAAATATTCATTAAATTTTTCATTAATGGAAACACCTATTTCATATAATAAAACATCACCAGATTTAGTTTTTTCAATATTTTCAAAGTATAAATAATTGATTAATTCATTTACTAATTTACAAAGTTCAGGTTTTTTAAGTTTTATTAATTGGTTATTATTAGAATTATTAAAATTATTATAATCAGTAGAGATAATTTTATTTTTTAAATCATTCGGTAAATTAACTTTATTATTTAAAGCTAAATTTACTAAATTTATATAAATAGTTTGTAATTTTTGAATTTTACATTTTGAAATAAATCCAGTTTTTTGTTGTGATGATGGAATAGATAAATAAGGATGTTTTTTAGCGTGTTTAAGACAAAAATATTCATCATTTTTTTTTAAACACGCAGGTTTAGAACATATTATTTTTTCCTTTTCTTTAATAATTTTATTTTTATCACTAAAACAACAAGAGAAATTACCTGAATTTGTCAAGTTTATAATATCCCATTTAATTATCTTAAATTCATTATTATATTTTTTTTTCTCTTCATTTATATTTTCTAAATTAATATCTAAATTAGTTTTTTCAAATAAGCAAAATGCCAGATTTTTTATTCCAACATCAATTGATAATATTTTCATTAATTACTAATATTATTAATAAATTAAAAAAATGATTTTAATTATCTTTATTACACTTTTTATATATTTTTTTTACACTAAGATAATGGTAAATTAGGGTTAACAATTGGTGATACAAGTCTAGCATTTAATTGTTCTCTCGATAAATATGGATTTTTTAAATCTGAATTACAATAACCAAATCCAGGTTTTGAACTATCAAATGTATTCTTAAATGTATATGGTACATTAGAAGAAGGTGTTCCATCACTATAATAATGTGGGTCAAGACCGAGTACATAGCACGCTTCTTCATTATTGTAATTCATAATTTTAAGTGCGTTGGCTTGTAAAAATTGCCTATAATTCCAGTTTGAATTAATCTTTTCATAATGTTGAATATTATGATTAATTACTGCTTCAGGTTGATAAGTAGAATAATTACGTCCATCACTCATAATTGGAGGAAAATTAAAATCTATATTATTAGATCCACTATAACATGTAGCCCAACTCATTATTATAATTAAATATTATTATTATTAAATAATATTATTTAATTATTGAATTATTAGATTTTTTTATTTTTTAGTTAAAAGATTAATTAAATCATTTTTTTTTAATTTAGAAACTTCATTAGAAGATAATAGACCTTTTTCATTTGCTATAATTCTTAATTTACCTAAATTATATTTCTTATATTCATTAGTTTCATTACCAGTCTGATTTTCAAGATTAATAGAAATAGTTTTTAATTCATTTTTTAATTCATTTTTTAATTGATTTTTTAATTGATTTACTGATATATTATTAATTTCGTTTGATGTTTCATTTGATGTTTCATTTGATGTTTCATTTGATGTTTCATTTGATGTTTCATTTGATGTTTCGTTTAATGTTTCATTTGATGTTTCATTTAATGTTTCATTTAATAATTTATTAGATGTTTCATTTGATGTTTCATTTAATGTTTCATTTAATGTTTCATTTGATTTTTCATTTAATAATTTATTAGATGTTTCATTTAATGTTTCATTTAATGTTAATAAGTTATTAATATAATCATTACTCATTGGTTCATTACTTGATTCATCACTAACTTCAAGCTCTAAATTATCATAATTATTATTCAAATCACTTAAATCATTTAAACTATTATATTCATTTAACATTAATTCTAAATCTTCATTATCATTACTTATATTAAGATTTAAAAATTTAATATTATCATATTTATTATTTACTTTATTATCTTGATTATTTTCATTATCTTCATCATCTTCATTATCTTCATCATCTTCATTATATTCATTATCTTCATCATTATCTTCATCATTATCTTCATCATCATCATCATTATCATCATCATTATCGTAGTTTTTATTTAAATCGTAAATTTTATCACTATCTTCGGCATCTTCATTTTCATCATCTGAAACATCAATTTTTTGATTATTGATACTATTATTAGTACCACCAGATGACATATTTGATATTATATTATCGTAATTAAAACTAGTATAATTATTAGATAGTCTGGCTAATTCAATTTTAATAGAATTCATTTCTTCAACAGTCAAAGAAATAATATTAGACATTGTATTAAGTCGATGATTTTGCTCGTTAATTTTTCCATTAAAATAATAGAATGCTAAAAAAGCAATAATTAATACTAACGCTAAATAAATAATTCCAACTGAATTTAATAATGTTAATAACATATAATTTTAGTAATTATAAATTATATTTTATATTAACGAATTTATGAATAATAGTAAATATAAAAAAATTAAATAACTTAAATACAAACTAAAATACAAACTAAAATACAAAGTAATTATTTAGATTAAATAAATATTTTTACAATTATAAAATCCATTAGGATTATGTGTATAATTACTATATTGTCCTAATGTTTGATAACAAGGAAAGCATTTATTAGTTTCTTCACAAATGGTAGCTTGTCTATTTTTAGCTCTTCGTGTTGCTATACTAGAAGCACCAATACCACTACCACCAGGTTTATATTTATTATAAATATAATTAGAAGAATTTGTAGTACAATTTCCTCCAGCAGTAAATTTGGTAGAACGTCGTCCCCCAACACCTACATTCTTTTTATATAAAAATCCAGGAAAATTTGTAGAATTTCCATACCAAAATTGTCCGTAAGAATTACTTCCGATTCCTAAATATCGTGTCATTATTATATAGTTGATAAATATATAAAATATAATATTATTTTAATTTTATACAAATTATATAATAATTTATATGGTTG